GAGCGAATTCCGCTTACCGGCGAAACAAGTTTACGCATGAGACACGACCACGGGCGTGATCGCATCAGCATAAGCATAGACGCGATTTGCACCCGTCACTCCGGGGAACAAATCCGAAAGGAGCACATTGCGCTCACCCTGTCCGGGGTTATAGCGGATCGCACCGGCATTCGTCGTCGGTGCTACAGCGCCAACCGTTGCCTTGATGATGATATAATTCGATCCAACGTTCTGAAACGTGATCGATGAAGCGTTTGCATCCGTCAACTGCGTCCAAGTCGCAGCGGGCAAGCTAACCGTGGTGTTCTGTGCCATTTCTATCTCCGGTCATTTCGGATTGTAGGAAGGACGGCCCCACTCAAGGAGCCGCCCCGATTTGTTATTAGGTGGCAGCAACCGACGAACCAACGAAGGTCGCCGGGGCCTGAGCGTCGTGGCTCACGATGGCGTAGACGGTCACAACGGCATTGGTGCCAGTGGTGCCAACGCCATTCAGTCGCAGATAACGCTTCGCACCGCGATAGCCAACGGCACCGATGCACTTGTTATCGTCAGCGTCAGCCGTCACGGTGAGGGCAATCGTGCCATCCGTCGTCTCGGAAGCGACAAGAGCCGTAGCCGAAGCAGCCGTAACGAGGTCAGAGTGCTGGGCAGTGAACGTGAAGCCAGAAGCGTCGCCAGCATCCGTCACCGTGTTGGTGTGAAGGACGATCGCGGCGCTGTCGAATCCACGGGTATCAACCCAAGCAGAAGCTCCCGGCGTGGTGCCGGAGAGCGTGATGGAACCCAGATGAACAATCTGGATATTAGACTTAAGGTCACGCATTGATTGATTTCCTTATGCGCTAATGATGGAAGGGGGCGGGTTAATCCGCCCCCCGATTATTACGAGCCGAGCTTAATCAGCTTGATGGCTTCGAAGTTCACCACATCACCGCCGACGCGCTTCGTGGTGTAGAACTCCACGTAGGGCTTCGCGCTGTAGGGATCACGCAGCGTGCGGATGCCAAGGCGGTCCACGATCTGATAAGCCTCGCGCATATCGCCAACAGCGATGGAGAGCGAGTTCGTGGCCGGATCGGGCATATCCTCGAAGGACGCCACCGGATAGCCGAGCAGCGAAGCGGGCTGACCCGCCGCAATGCCGGGAACCCAGATATAAGAACCGTTCGAGTCCTTGGCCTTACGAACCAGCTTCGTAGAAGCGCGGTTCATGAACCAAGTGGCATTAGCACGGTACTGCTGCTTGAGGCCATAGAGCGCGTTGATGAGAACGTCGCCACCATCGGGAGTGGCGGCAAGAGCGCCGTTCACACCAGACGGGAACTGCTCGATGGTGCCGGGAAGCGTGGTGCCGGAGGCATAGGTGAGGAAGCCGCGCGGCTTGTTCACACCGTTGCCGACAACGAAGGCGTTGGCCTCGTCACGGGCGAACTTCTCGGAGACCTTGGAGGCAAGCCAAGCTTCCATGTTGATGGAGGCATCATCCAGAAGCTTCTGCGTCGCCTTGGGCTTCGCGTAAAGCTCATGGGCTGGAATGCGCCACTTGCCGAGCTGCGGGGTGTTGGTCTCGGCGCGGGAGTCGGTCTCGCCAACCCAGCCGGAAGAGGCTTCGTTCAGATCGAACAGGCCCTCGAGGGCGTCGGTCGAGATCACCTGCACCGAAGCGTAAGCACGCATCGGAGAGGATTCAAACACCTTCATGACGATGCGGCCCGAGAGGTCAGGATTGACCACATAGCCGCCATCCGGATCGGAGCCAACCGAGAGAGCCTTGCGCTCATCAACGCCCATGACTTCTTCGCCCTTGCGGAGGAAGGTGTCGAACGCGGCCTTGTAGCCATCCATATCGGCAGCACCGAAGGAGCCGACGACAGAGCCACGACGGCGGGCATTCATAGAAGCCCATTCCTGAGCCTTGCGATCGAGGTCAACAACCTCGCCACGCTCGTCGGTGACAACGCGAGACTGACGCTTGGCAGCAAGCACGGCCTCATCACAAATGCGCTGGGCCTTCTCGAGGTCGGCTTCGATCTTCTGAAGCTTGGCTTCGGTCACGACATCGGCGCTGCCCTTCTTTTCGATCTGGGCAAGGCGTTCGTCGTTGGCCTTCTTGAACTCTTCGAATCCGGCATGGAGCGCGTCAACCGCGCCGATAGCCTTCTTGATTTCATCTGACATTGAATACACCTTTGAGTTTTGTCAGTTTTGCCGTGAGGGTATCAAGCCCCTCGGTTACTGCCACTTCCTCGCCAGCGTCTCGCTGTTTCAGCAGGGCCTTGAATCCGTGGAGGGTAAGAGCCACGGCCTCTTTACGAGAGTATCCTGCATCACGCAGGAAACGCTCGAAATCACGTTCGGTAGAGATCGACTTGACGTTCGTCACCTTGGCATCGGGAAGCATCGGGAAGGTGACAAGGCTGATTTCGAACAGGTCAACCTCGAGAAGCTTCCGTACTCGCCCATCGCCTTCGCTTGTCGCTTCGATAGTGCGATAACCGATAGACATGGAATCAATTGCACCGGCACGAAGAAGCGCCATCGCTTCCCGGCCCTTTTCGACTTCCTTCAAGAGACGGCCACGGACAAACAAGCCGCGCTCATCTTCATAGACTTCATCCCAGACGCCGATTGGCTGAGACATATCATGCTGCCAGAGCATCTTGATCTTGCGGGCACCGAGCGTCTTACGGAATGCGCCACGCTCGACAACATCCATGCCCTGATCGACAATGCCGAACACGGAAGCATAGCCCTCGAAGACGCCATCTTGGTCCGGCTCTTTCTTGAGGGTGAGGCTAACGGATTTGTGCTGGATGGGGCCGGTCAATTTCTTTTCCTCTTCCATGTCATCGGATTCGGATTCCTTGGGTTCCCATGCTTGGCACACACGGAGGTTATGACAAATGAAATCAAGCTTTGTGCAATAGCCACGACCACCGCCATCTGCGTCGAACTTATCGAGCGGAATGTCTTCCATTTGCCGCTGCATTGGAGCGCTATTATCGAAATATTCGCAATTCGCACACAAGCGGCGACGGGCTTCCGCTTCGTTGATTTGCCAGATTGATGCAAGCTTCTGCCAATATTCAGCATTGGCCTTGGGATCAACAGACGCTTTTTCGGGGCCGAGGTTCCAATAGAGAACAGCATTGTCTCGGTTGATGATGTTCTCGCTGGCGGAAACGATTTCTTCACTCATTTCCATGTCCATTGATTTTTTCCCTTCGCGGCGCACAATCGCCTCCGCCCAAGACCGGCCCGGATCACCGCCCCACAATGCCCACGCGATGCGGCCCGCTGACGGATAGCCGTCTTCTTTAGGCGACCAGCCTTGGCCTTGCTTGTCTACTTCATGGCGGGCGAAGTAAGATTTCATCCGCTTGACGGTATCAAGCGAGAGATTGCGGCGGTTAGAGATGTCTCGAGCGCGGGCTACACCGACTTCGGTTCCGCCCCTGTTGAATTCATCACGCCACTTGAGGCCACGTTCGGCTTCACGTGCCATTGCCTCGGTGGGCGAAAAGCCATCGGCCTTGCCTTCCCACTTTGAAATGCAGACGGCATATCGCTGATCTTCGTCTGGAAAATCAGCCATTGCTTCCTCGTCTCCCATGCAACGGGAGAGGAATTCGTCTTCGCTTTCGGTCGGACCGGGGCTAGGCATGATGTGAATATATCATTGGTTGCTTCAAATCACAACATAGCCTCGAAGGCGTCTTCGTCTATGATGTAACCAACGGCACAGCGGCAATTGATTACCTCATCGGCAGTGCCAGCCGGATCGCCGGGGAATTGCAAGTCACTCTCGCCAACTCGGAACGTGTCATCCATCCCAACGATTTGACCATTGGCCTCGCGGTGTGTCTCTCGCGTGCGTTCGTCGGCTGTCGCAAGCCATTGTTTTTTCATAGGTAATCCGGTCTGCTTCGCGGCTTCTTGTGAGCCATAATTGGCAGCGCCATGCGTCTCGGTGCGGGCGATCATATTTGCGCGGTAGTCAGCAAGCTCCGGCACTAGATCGAGGATGTAGGAGGCAACACCGCGCTGGCCTAAGCCGTCGTCATAGCCCTTGCGAACGGCTCTAATGATTTGATCGCGTGTGGTTTCCGTCACCTCTGTGATGCGGCGACGGATCACTTCTTGCTCAATATAGCGCAAAGCAAGGCGCGTCATGATTTGCGCGAAGCTTTCCTTGGTCTCTAGATCGAGGCCCTTAGATTTCCCTTGCTGCAAGATGCGGGAGCCGAACGTGGTGACGGATGCAAGCGCCATCTGGCGATATGTTGCCTCGATGCGGTTGCGGAAGTCACGCGGCAAGACAACGCTTCCGGTCTGCGACCAATGCTCGACCATCTCACGCATGGCGGATTCAAGCTCGCGCTGAAGACGGCCACGGAATTGGATTGTCAGCCTATCGAGCAATGCGCCTTGTCTGCGCACCTCTCGGCGGGTGTTGTTATCAACCAGCCTTCGAACCATACGCCAGCGCCTTGATGTCGGTCTCTGTCAGGCGCGTCTCGAATGATGCGGCGGGGTTGATGATAGATCGAGCCTCGGCTTCATCCATGCCGGGGAATGCCACAAGCATCATTTGAATTGCGCTCTCTGCGGGCAGCATTCCATCGGCAACCGACTGAACAATCTGCACCATTGATGCAATCTGCGCACCATTGAGGGCTGTTTCTTGGACACTTGTAACACCCGTTGCGGTCATGGTTGCATCTCCGGTGATGTCACCTTCTGCAATGGAAAGCGGAACTTGTGTAGATGCCACGAACAACGTGTCACCACCATCCGTTGGCCCATAGCCCTTCAATGCGCGGCGTTCGTTGATGGTCAGGTCATTAGACGCATCTGCCATCTGCCACATTGATAGCCGCTTCTCGGCAATGGCAGGGATTGAATCAACGTCCGGCCTGATCTCGACGCCATAGAGCGAGGCGAGCCATGCGTTCCAATCATTGATAATCATCTGAAGCAGCGGGAGGGCTGTGTCTTCCCAGAAGGCAAGGCGTGCTTCGGAATAGTTCGAGTAAGTGTTATCGCCCGGAATGCCGAGAAGCTGGGGCGGCACGCCGAAGGCTAGGGCAACATCACGGGAACTAGAGAACTTGGATTCAATGATCCCCATATCGGTTGGCGATAGGCCCATCTGCTGCCAATCAAGGCCACCTTCCAAGAGCATGGGGCGACCGGCATTGGCGGAGCCGGAATACTGTTCTTCGATCTGGGCCTTGAGGCGATTGAAGTTTTCATCGGAAAGCGTGCCGCCATCTTTGACGGTGAGAGCGCCGGAAGGACGAGCGGAGTTCTGAAGCAAGGCTTGCATCCAAGACATGCTTTCATTGTTCTGGTCAATGGCGTAGGAGCCAGCCTCGATTGGGCTCATTCCGTACCAATCGTTTAGCGGGTTGAATAGCTTCAGGTGCCTAACGTCACAAGTGAGTGTGCGAGGGTCCATGTCCCATCGCACCTTGTTCTGTCCAAGCGAATATTCATAGGCGGAGGGAATGCCGTTCGATGAGGGAATGATCTTCATGCGATCAGGGCGAAGCTGATAGAGTTCCTTGACCTCTTTGCCCACCATGAAGCGTTCTTCGTAGCCGTTGCCCGCGATCATGATGAAGGACACTTTCGCCCGCACATAGTCGCTATAGCTCTGCAACGGATTGGGGCGATTAAGCAGGGTCTTTAGCGGATGCTCGGTGAGTTCTGTATCGCCGCGATATATTCCGATCTTCACAGATGCGATTGCGTCAGCGATCCGATTGATTGATTGATATGCTACGACATTCTTGCCGTAGGCTTCTTTTGCGAAGCTTTCATAGTTGCGCGGCGACCATACGGCTTGCCCCGGATTGACCACCATTACCTTTGCAGCAGCGGATTCCTTGCGCTCTTGCGGGCGACGGAAACGATCTAAAATTCCCATTTAATACCTCACAAGGCGCGGACCGCAGGGGCGGACTGCGGCGCGGTCATATCGGAAATTGCACTCATAGCGGCATCGATCATATCATCGTGTGTGCCGTTAGGAAAGACAGACGCCTCGGACATAAAGTCAACGAGGTGGTCAATATTGCTCATTATGTAGACATTGCCGGATTGAATGTAGGGCGCGGCGTCAAAAGCACGTGTGACTTTATCAACGTTGCGCTGGATTGGGATGATCGGGATTCCCTCGCGCTTGAGCTTCTGAATAAGGCCTGTGCCGCTTACCTTGTCTTCGACTTTGAAGGCTCGCAGCGGCCCCTTGTCCGATGCTGCCTTATGTTTATTCCAAAATGCCCGAGCCATCGTTTCCAACTCAGGAGCTTCCCACTTGCCGCGCACCATATCGAGCATGACGATTTGTCCGGTCTGCGTCTGACCCCAGCATTGGAAGACGGAATAGTCATTCTGCTCCTTTGTCTTTTGCGCTGTGTC